ATCAGTGATTTGCTTGAAGAAGCGGCAATAGAGATTGAAAGGTTGGAACAAACAATCGCTGGCTTAGTTGCATCACAATTAGATAAACATTGATAGACCCTTCGGGGTCTATTTTTTTGGCTGTAGATTTTGAAGCAATGTGTTAAGTTCATTCAGTTGTTCAGTAAACCCACGTACTTCACGTTGCCTTACTAACGTCACGGATTTATACCAAGGACTATCATTCCTATCCAATAACCATCTCCAACATGTTTTATATCTATCAGTTAAGATAAAACAAGGAACACCCAATCCACCTGTAAGATGTGCAAGTCCTGTGTCAATAGCAACAACTGCATCTAAATTAGAAACTAAACCAGCAGTATCCGACCAATCATTAATATGTTGAAAGTAACTATCTACGTTAAGTTCAATAAGTTTGTCGGCTTCCTCTTGTGACATACCTGCTTGCAAGTTAATCCATTCAAATTGAGGATTGTTTTCTATTACTTTAACCAGTTCTTCAAATGGATATTGCTTAGTTCTTCCACTCCAACAAAAACCAATTCTTATTTTATTTGACTCACCTAATGTTTTCTTCCAAAAGTTAATTAATTTTTTACTTGGCTTCAAATACTTTTCACACTTAGGCATGTTGTCGTATGTCATACGAATAACTCTTGGTATACTTAGTATCGGAGTCCAGAAGTCATGTTCTGGTATAGGATCTTTGTTTGAAACAACAATTGCATTTTTAAATGAACTAGTAAACAACTCAACTAAATTAATTTCAGTTTGATGTATAACAGTTGCACCTAAACTTTCCAAGTGCTTGGTGAATCTTGCAAACTGTAAGTTATCACCATCACCTTCTTCACATAATACTAGCAATCTTTTGCCTGTTAAGTCTTGTCCTTCCCACCTAGGTTGTTTGTAGTCGTCTAGTACATGTTCATGTCCTTTAAACTTCCATCTTGTTTCAAACATATCCCATGCATTAGGTAAGTCATTAGCAAGCAAGTGTGCGATTGCTAAATTAAAAGCATAATCTTTGTGATCTGGTTCTAAGTCTACTGCCGTTTGCATGAAGCCATATCCTTGTTCAGGATATCCCATTTCACGCAATATATTTCCATAGTTATTGTATGCTAGTGCAAGTTTTGGAAAATTAATAAAAGCCTCTGCATAACAACGCAATGCATTTGGATAATCCAAATCATAGTACCGTTCTTTCGCAATTTTATCAAGTTCTTCTAGTGTCATCTGGATATTTATTTCTTGTAAAGATAAGCCAAATATATCGCAATTCGCAACACTTCCTGCTATAATAAATATCTAATGCGTAAAATACTTATATTATTGATGCTACTACCAACACTTGCTTTTGCTAGTGCTAAAACAGTAGTTTACAATGTAACAAACAACGAGATTCTGCAAGGTTCACTAGAATCCGAAGAAGTGTCTATTGCTAGTATTAGCAAACTTATGACAGTGTACACCGTCATGACTGCAGGACAAGACTTGGATGAGAAACTTGCGGTAACCAGCAAGCGTACAAGCAACACACACTTGAGCAAGGGTATGGTTGTAACTCGCCGTGACTTATTAAATCTTGCATTGATTGCTAGTGATAACATCGCCGCAATTACATTGGGTGAGAACTATCCAGGTGGAAAGCAATATTTTGTCTATACAATGAATCAACATGCAAATGAACTAGGATTAACACATACTCGTTTTGTTGAACCAACTGGATTGAGTCCAATGAACTATTCAACAACAGGTGACATTGTTAAACTAAGTCAAGCAGTAAGTCAATTTGACATTGTAAAAAATGCTGCACAACAACATGCAGTAGCTGCCGAGATTGTTAAGGGTAAAAAACATACTAAAGTCAAGGGTAATCCAACTATCAAATACTTTGGACATGATGGCATCGTTACAATCAAAACAGGCTTTACACATGCTGCTGGATTTTGTGTAACAATGCTTGTATCAGCACATGACCAACTATACTCTATAACAATGTTGGGTGCTAAATCAAAAAAAGAACGACAACAGTTTGTTGAAAAAAGTCTAAAAATTATCAACGCATAATATACGACTTTATTGCAGATTGGCATAAATACATTTTTAATGTAGCGAGCCATGTTAACTTTCATCACCTCACCATCCCACCAACTTATAGAATATATCAAAGACGACCCTGTGCGTCCTGAGATATCAGCAGATTTCCGTGTTAGCGAGGGCAGACTTGTTGCTGCATTAGCACAAGACGAAAAACCAAGAGCAATTGTTTGTATCAGCTTTCACGACTTTGTTCCATCTAATGTAGATGAACTAGGCAAAGTAACTGAACAACCAACTACCGCAGTGTTTTACACTATATGGAGTTACAGTCCCGGAGCAGGTCGTGACTTATTAATGCAAGCAGTTCCTGCACTGAAACAACAATATCCTTCAGTTGAGCGTTTTGTAACACTAAGCCCTAAGACTGAAACAGCAAAGCGTTTTCATTTAAAGAACGGTGCTATTGTTTTTAGAGAAAACATAGATACTGTGAACTATGAGTACATGCGCTAAATAGTCTGTGTATATCAGATTTTTCTATCAAAACAATCAGAGAAGCTATAAACACGAGGTAATCATTGCCTCGTTTGCCAATTTGGTTTCTAATTTAATTGATCTACCCGCAGAGATAGAGGTATGCCTTTATCCATTAGAAAAAAATGTCTATGGTGGAATAGATGTTAACCGAGTCAATAGGATTGTAATGAGCACACATTTAATGTATGAGGATATTCCACGAATTCTTACACATGAGTTAATACATGTGAGTCAAAAACATACAGGACTATTAACCATAGATCAACGTGGCATGTGTCGCTGGAAGGGTATACCCTACACCGACAAATCTCCCGAAGACATGACCTACAAAGAATACAGCAATTTACCTTGGGAAGTTGATGTACAAAATCGTGAGGTTAAACTATTGTCAGAAGCGTTGCGTTTATACAACAGTAAGATTTGACATTTTTATCGTTGTCCGTTATACTGTAATCTCACTAGAAGGAGAACTGTATGGCAGAAGTCAAACTTAACAAAGCATTGTGTAAAGTAGTACTTACTGAGTATGATCGGTTCAGTGGTCACAAGCATTGGGATACTAAGTATTTTGACAATGAGAATGAAGCCCGTAAATGGGCCATAGACTATAACACTGAACACAACAACCTAGATTATGTACCCGAGTGGTATGTAAGAGCAGACTACGAAGGTAGAGTCTAAAGTATTACAACCAAAACTTGACAATAAATGGTTTTGGTTGTATAATACATACATGAACTCAAGAAAACGCCGCACTGATCGTAACCAAGTGATTTACTTTATCCAAGATACAGTAACACTTGAGTACTACATTGGTTTGACTGCTGTTTGCTTTGCAGGCAACTTGCGTAAGACATTGAATCGCCGCATGCAAAAACACATGCAAAGAGCATTGACAGAAAACAAAGATTGGGGTTTAAGTCGTGCTTTGCGTGAACGTGGTGCCGAGCGTTTTGTGTTCGGTGTCGTTGAAGTTGTGCGTGGTAAGCGTCCTGCTCATGCCCGCGAGACACTATTGATTAACACATTGCAACCAGCACTTAACACATTCGGAGTAAAGTAATGACTAATGTTACTATCACATATTTTGGCAAAGAGTACGAATACCCTTTGCTAACTGCCGAGGACATTGGCGAGGATAGAATTGTTCGTTTGTGGACTTATGAAATCAGTGTACAAGGCTATGAACAATGTTACAACGAAACTAAGCGTTTTCATTTTGTTACTACACTTGAAGAACTGGCAAAACTGGAACAACTGAAAAAGAATTAAAATGAACGAACGAATCCAAGAACTTATCACACAATGTGAAACCGAGTATTCCACTTCATATGAACCATGCTATGATATGGAACAGTGTCTTAAGGAAGAAGTATGATTAAAATTAGTCCAATGACAAAATACAAATCAATTTTTTATTTTGTGACACTGTTTCTTGCAGTGCCATTATTAATCACATTGATTCTTGCTATTTTTAACCCATTCTGGTTTCGTGATAGCTTTTTACGATGGAATGAACGATTCGCAGGTAAACTTGCACAGTGGCGAGATAACCTGCGTATTGTAAAATACTACGACAACAAGGCACATTTATTTGACATGATTAGGAATTCACAATGACAGAAGATAATAAACCAAAAATTACATTCGCACCCGGATGTTTTGATAACTTTGATGGCACACAGGAAGAACTTGATGAGTTATTGACTGAAATTAAACGCATGTTTGAGAGTGGTGAATACAAAGAAAAAATGATTCCAGTTGATGAATTGGATGATGAAGATTATCAAACACTACTTGACCACTTGCCGGTTGACACACCGAAGACACTACAATGACCTCATTGCATTTAGAGCACAAAGACATTTTGGGTCGTGATGTGAAAGAAGGTGACTATGTTGCTTTCACACATCACAATAGTTTGCAAGTGGGTAAGGTTACTAAGGTAACACCCAAGCAAGTTAGAGTAATACCCTTAAAATATCCTAACGACACGGGTTATCTAAAGTATACAACACAATGTTGTTTAGTGGGCGGCCCTGAATTAACTTGGCACATCTTAAAAAACACTTGACAATAAATCATTTTGGTTGTATAATATATCTTTAAGTTAACACACAGGAACACACATGATTATCAATAGTGCCCCGCAAAACGAAGCAATCGTATCCAATGTTGGTGAGATTGGTGAGTTTCGTATTCGCAACAGTGCTAAGGCATTCAACATCCTGAGTTCAGGTTTGTATGCAAACAAAATTCGTGCAATCATCCGTGAACTTTCTTGCAATGCAGTTGACAGTCACACTGCCGCAGGTAAACAAAACACACCATTTGATGTTCACTTGCCTAACGCATTGGAACCTCATTTCAGTATCCGTGACTACGGTACAGGCTTGACACATGACCAAGTTACAAACATCTATACTACTTATTTTGAGTCAACTAAAACTAATTCAAATGACTACATCGGAGCATTGGGACTTGGCAGTAAGTCTCCGTTCTCGTATACTGATAACTTTACCGTTACCGCTATCAAAGACGGTTGCAAGGGTATTTACACTGCTTTTATCAACGAGCAAGGTGTACCCTCAATCGCATTGATGATGGAAGAACAAACTACGGAACCAAGTGGTGTTGAAGTTAAGTTCTCAGTCAACGACCGTTATGACTTTGAGAAGTTCCGTCAAGAGGCTCGCAATGTGTTTGAGTTTTTCAAACTGCGACCAGTAGTGTCCGGTAACAAGGACTTTACTTTCCGTGATACTGAATACATGGACAAAGACATTATTCCGGGTGTTCATTATCGTAAAGATTGTTCACACAGTTTGGCTTTGATGGGTAATATTGCTTATCCAATTCAAGTGCCTGATGCAGATACTTCATTGGGTAAATTGCGTACAATGTTGAGTTGTGGTTTGGTCATGGAGTTCAACATCGGTGAACTTGACTTCCAAGCAAGTCGTGAAGGTTTGAGCTACATTCCACAAACGATTGAATCAATCAAAAACAAACTTGAACAATTGAATGTTCGTTTGGCTGAACACATTGCAGAAGAAGCCAACCAGATTGAAAACTTGTGGGAACGAGCATTCTATTTGCGTGAACGCATGAATGCACGATTATACAGTGCCGCGGTAGAAAAGTATATCACTGACACTAACTTTGACATGGTCAATGGTAACAGTTGGCACAATTCAAAGAAATTCAAGTTTACTGAAACTGAATTGCAAAAAGACTATAACATGGTTATTCGTAGTTTTACTAAATCAGTGTACCACGACCCTTGTGTAAACAACAAACCAAGTCGTGAATACAGTGACCAACGCAATACTAGTGGTCACTATGACACGTGGAGTGTATGGGAAATTCCTGTAACAGAAAATTTGCGTTTTGTTATCAACGATACTAAACTAGGTGCCACTGAACGAGCCAAGTATCATTATCGTAAGAACAAAGAAAAATTCAATATCACTGCCTTTGTGATCGAACCTTTCGACCGCACTAAGCCAGTTAAGACAACTGAATTCTTTACTGCAATCAAGAACCCACCAGAATCATACAAAGTTTTGGCTAGTTCATTGGATGAAAAAGAACGCAAAACTGGTTCATTGAGTACCAATGTTACTATCATGCATTTGGAACAACGTGGTACTGGTGGTTACTATCGTCAAGATGAAGTTGTATGGCGTGATGCTGGTAAGGCAGCATCGTTTGACACTAGTAAAACACACTACTATATGCCATTGAGTGGTTTTCAGGCATTGGGTAAATTTACCGATCTGAAACTGCTTAATCGTTTGTTGTCAGAAAGTGAATTGTATAAAGGTGAAATCTACGGTGTTCGTAAAGGTGACATTGAATTTATTAAGACACAAAAAAACTGGGTAAATATTGAAACACATATTGTTCAATTGTTGAATAATGTGAGCCAAACTAATGTCTTGGGAATGGTCAAACAGGCTCTTGACTTAGAAGATATTTTGAAGTACAATGTCACTAGTTTAGTAAATATTGACAGCCCCTACAGAAAAATTGTAGAAACTTTTATAGATGTGGCTCCAGTATCTCCTAAGAAACAAACAGCATTGGCTAGTTTGTGTAAGGCGTATGATGTGAAACAGACTGTAACAAGTCCACAATCACTGATTGACCAATACACAAAAGAAGTTGAGGCTGTCCACAAACGCTATCCATTGATTGACCATATCAGTGGTTATGGTGTAGAACGTTCGGCAATTGCCGAGTATATTAACTTGATTGACAAATCAAAAGGAATTTAAGATGAGCTATCCATTCATCATTCAAGGTAACAATGTTACCGTCGTGATCGGTAATACCCCTCACACAATTAGCAAAACACATGTTACCTATCAAAAGGTAGTTGATGCTATTAAAGCCCAAGACTGGGATACTGTTAAGGACATCATTGAGCCTAAACAAGTTGTATTGAACTATGGTAAAGGTAACATCTCTATCAAGGGCGAAACAATGTATTGGAAGGGCAAAGAGTTCCACAATGCAATTGCATCACGCATGATTGCCATGTTGCAAGATGGTTTCACTATTGAACCTCTCGTGTTGTTCATGGAAAACTTGATGACTAACCCAAGCAAACGAGCAGTCACCGAACTGTATGGCTTCTTGGAAAAGAACAACTTGCCAATCACACCAGATGGATGTTTCTTGGCTTACAAGAAAGTTCGTGGTAACTATTTTGATGTGCATAGTGGTACAATGGACAACAGTGTTGGTAATCTTGTTGAAATGGAACGCAACGAAGTTGACGACAATAAAGACAACACCTGTAGTACAGGCTTGCACTTTTGTGGTCAAAGTTACTTGAGTCACTTTGGTGGTGAACGAGTTGTGATTGTTAAAATCAATCCAGCAGATGTAGTGTCCATTCCAAGCGATTACAACGATGCAAAAGGTCGTGCATGTCGTTATCTAGTGATTGGTGAAGTTGGTATCAATCACGAAGACACTACTAACGCCTTCACTCAATCAGTGCAAGACAATGCAACCAACAACATTGCGAAACCAGTTGCAAAATCTGTAGCAAAAACTACAGGTCCTAAAACAGGATTCAGCGACTTCTATCGTGGTTATGAAGATGGTTATTTTGGTCGTGCATATTGGGGAGATTCAAAAGACTATGATGAAGGTTACGACAAAGGTGTACTAGACAGCGAAGATGGTACTCCTCAACGCTATGTTTGTCAACCAAACGAACCAGCAAGTCAACCTACTCATACTACAGCATGGCCTTTCGCTACAGTGAATAAGCCAAAGTAATTTAGTACTACAAAAAGGGCACTTAGGTGCCCTTTTCCAAACAGAGAATTTTTATGCAATTAAACGATTATGAAATTATAGAAGCAAATAGTTTACGTGAGTTACAGGACATTGTGAACAATATGCTTAATCTGAATTACAAGCCAATAGGTGGTGTTACTGTAGTTCAAAATGGTGATTCAACTATTTTTATCCAAGTACTTTTCAGATAAAATTTACCCAAAAACTTGACAAAAAAGACACATGGTGTTATACTATGTATAAATAAGAGTAGCAGAGCGATAGACGCCGAGCACATTATACAAAGGATTTTTGTATGTCAAAAAAATATGATACCCTAGTCCTCATTGGACGCTTTCAACCCTTTCACAATGCTCACTTAGAGATTATCAAACGAGCCACAGCACTATGTGACCAATTGGTAGTTGTCACTGGTTCAGCAAATCAACCACGCACTTACAAAAACCCGTTCACTAGCGAGGAACGTGCTGTGATGATTCGTTATGCAACTATGGGACTCAGCATCCGTATTGCAATCGAAGCCAATCCAGATACCATTTACAATGACCAAGCATGGGCAGTTCGTGTTCAAGCACTTGTTGCAAGACACACAAACCCTGGTGATAAGATTGCAGTTATTGGTCACAAAAAAGATGAATCCAGTTTCTACTTGGACATGTTCCCTCAATGGGGTTTTGAGAATGTAGAACAAATTGAACCACTCAGTGCAGTAAACATCCGTGACTTGTATTTCAAACGTGATGTAAACATGAACTTTATCAAGGCGGTAGTTCCTCAAACTACTTTTGACTTCTTACAAAGTTTTAATACTCGCCCAGAGTACGAACAAATCATTCGTGAGCGTGAATTTGTTGCAAACTATAAAAAGCAATATGCAAGTTTGCCTTATCCCCCAATCTTTAGTACTGCCGATGCTGTGGTAATTTGTTCAGGTCATGTATTGATGATTAAACGCCGTGCAGAGCCAGGCAAAGGTTTATGGGCATTGCCAGGTGGTTATGTAAATGCAAACACTGACAAATCAGTAGAAGATGCTGCCATTCGTGAGTTGCGGGAGGAAACTATGATTAAAGTACCCGCACCCGTATTGCGTGGTAGTATCGTTCGCAGTAAAGTGTTTGATGCTATTGACCGTAGTCCTCGTGGTCGTATCATTACACACGCCTTCTACATTCAATTACCCGATGGTGAACTGCCCAAAGTAAAAGGTAGTGACGATGCTGAAAAAGCACGATGGGTACCAATCGCAGAGGTCAAATCAGAGGAATGCTTTGAAGACCACTATGAAATTCTCCAACACTTCTTGGGAGCCTAACATGTCATTCAAGTGTAAAATCAGAGAGGAAGACATTACATATGGTACATGGGATCCAGATGAACTTGAAGCATGGGTGATTGCTGGTAAACTTATGAAAGAAGGTTATCGTAAGACTAGCAATGCATACTGTAGGGTGTCTAGAATTGATCGTGAAGATTGGCTTGATGTGTTGGCAAAAGAGCGTCATTGCAGTCGTGCAGACTTTTACAATGTTGACGGTTTTGGTATCGGTGACCAGCATCGTGACTACTATGTTCGTGTACATAGCAAGGACAAACTAACAGTAAGTCCTAAAGTTTTGAAATTAATGAAGGGTTATTAAAATGTTGATTCACAAAAAAGGTAACTTACTTGACCTAGCAGAAGCGGGACAGTTTGACATTGTGGTACAAGGCTGTAATTGCTTTAACACAATGGGCGGTGGCATCGCACGAGAAATTCGTGAACGCTATTCCGAAGCTGCAATTGCAGACGATAGAACAGAAAAAGGCGACTATACCAAGCTCGGTAACTGGACCGAGTGCGAAGTAGGTGATGATAATCAATTTACGATCATCAACGCCTATACTCAATACAACATGAGTACAGGTGAAGATGTGTTTGAATACTCAGCCTTTGCATTGATTTTGCAAAAGTTGGAACATGCGTATGGAGACAAAAAGATTGGTCTCCCCTATATTGGAATGGGTCTTGCCGGTGGTAAGAAAGAAGTTATCATTCCAATGATTGAATACTTTGCTACTAGTGTAGCGAAAAAAGGTGGCAGTGTCACTTTGGTAGAATTCAGTTTGACATGATAATGGTGTTATGTTATACTGATAACAAGTCCTAGCGATAGACGCAAGGCAATTTAACTTAAAAGGAACTTTTAAAATGAAACTCTCACACAACATCATTCTCAACACGGATTCATATAAAGTAAGTATGAATCGTCAGTATCCAGTAGGAACTACAGGTGTATATAGCTACATTGAATCCCGAGGCGGGCGATACGATAGAACAGTATTCTTCGGACTACAGGCTTTTATCAAAGAGTACTTACTCGTACCTATCACGCAAGACGACATTGACATTGCTGACGAGTTACTTACCGCACACGGTGAGCCTTTCAACCGAGCAGGATGGCAGTACATTCTTGACAAGCACAATGGATATCTCCCAGTTGTCATTAGGGCAGTCCCTGAAGGAACGGTTGTCCCTGTTAAAAATGTCTTGGCCACCATCGAGAACACAGACCCAGAATGCTTCTGGTTAACTACATGGTTGGAAACAGCCTTACTACGTGCTATTTGGTATCCTACCACAGTAGCATCACAAAGTTACACAATCAAACAAGTGATCCTTGATTACTTGGAACGCACAGGAGATACAAGTGGTATTGATTTTAAGTTACACGATTTTGGTGCTCGTGGCGTGTCTTCTTTTGAGAGCGCTGGGCTCGGTGGCGCGGGACACCTCATCAACTTCATGGGGACAGATACTATTACTGGAATTTTGTGTGCTATGCAGTATTATAATGCTGGTGTTTGCGGTTTCAGCATTCCTGCAATGGAGCACTCAACAGTAACAAGTTGGGGTCGTGAAAATGAAGTTGAAGCATATCGCAACATGTTAAACAACTATGCTAAGCCAGGAGCAATTCTTGCTTGCGTTAGTGACAGTTATGATGTGTACAACGCAGCCAGCAAATTGTGGGGTGAAGAATTGCGTCAACAAGTCATTGACAGTGGTGCGGTTGTTGTGATTCGTCCTGACAGTGGTGACCCTGTAACAATCAACAGAGATTTGATTCAGATATTGGATCAGAAATTTGGTAGTACAGTAAATACTAAAGGGTTCAAAGTATTGAACAATGTCCGACTCATTCAAGGAGATGGTGTAAATGAACTTACTATTCGCGGGATTCTTGGTGCTTTTATGGCTCTTGGGTATAGTGCTGATAATATCGCTTTTGGCATGGGCGGAGCGTTGTTGCAAGCGTTGGATCGTGACACACAAAAGTTCGCAATGAAATGCTCAAGTGTCCAGATCAATGGTGAATGGATTGATGTTCAAAAAGATCCAGTTACTGACCCTGGCAAAAAGTCTAAAGCAGGTCGTGTACAACTTTGGACTAGCGGCGATGAATACCAATCTAGTGTCGAACAACCAAAAGGTTGGACAGACAAGGGTATTGGTGGATGGACTAATGCACTTGAGGAAGTTTATCGTGATGGTAAACTGATTCGTGACATGACCTTTGACGAGGTTCGTGCAAACAGTCGCAAATAAAGGTTAAAAAACTTTACAAAAAGGGAGTATTACTCCCTTTTTTGTGTTATACTATGCACTTCACACCTAAGGATTCAACATGGAATTAAACGAACGCAATCTAAATTTGTTCACCGATTTTTTTACCGGTAACACTGCTGAGGTTGATAACAAGGATGATGATTATAAAAATCTATTCCTTACTTATGCATCTGATAATAATTCATCTACTGTGCGTGAGGCAGTAACTTTACATTACTTGGGCTATACTTCACGAAAAGAAAAGCATGGTGCTGATGGTATCGCCCCTAATACTGGACAAGAGGTAGAAGTAAAACCTAAATATGTTACAAAGGGCAAAAAACTAAGTAGTGCGGTTGGTAATTTCAATGACATGACATTAGAATTGTTGGAAAAGAAAAAGAACTATTCAGTAATAGGTAGTTTGTTTTCTGATACTAGATTAATTTATGTTGTTGAGTTTCCTATCTCTTTGATTTATGAAAAGATGAAACAACATATTATTAAAAAGATAGAGGGTAAGGCAGGCAAACGTGTAGTGTGTTCTTTTAGTTATAAACAGTATGACAGTGATTTACTTACAGTGCATTACTTTGATGAAAAGACCTCTAAAGAAATAAAAATTCTTTCCAAGCCACACACCAAAATGTTAACAAAAAGAAAAAATGACAAAACTAAGTGATATCTTAAACAAGCACAATAGCACCAGGAATATGTCTGATGCAGATTTTGCATTAGCAGTACCTAGTTTAGCTAAAGAGCTTGAACAACTTGACTTTCATTATCATTATACCAATGAGGAGATGTATAATGATTGGGATAAATTGTGTAAGTGGACAACAACAGATAATTTTATCAACTCTACCTCACGCTTAGGAATGAAATTAAGCGAACACTTTTGTCCTAACTTTTTTGATATTGAAAGTTCAACAGGTGTAAGCTATCGTAGCCTTTGGACTGCACCCAACTTAGAAAAGATTCTTAAATGGAATCGCAAAAGCCATAGTACTCCCTATCTAAGTGAAATTAAACGAGGCATTTATTTTTGTTGTGGGTTGACAAAGAACACAATGTATCGCCCACAAATGATGAAACTTGCATGTACAAAGTACAAACCAAAGATTGTACTAGATCCTTGTGCAGGATGGGGCGGTCGTATGTTGGGTTCAGTTAGTTATGGTGCCCACTATATTGCATTTGATCCAAACACAACTACGTTTGCAAATCTACAAAAGATTGTGAATTTTTTAGGTATACAAAACAATGTTACATTGATTTGTGATGATGCACGTAATATGAACAACTACAATCTTCCTAAAGCAGATTTGGTTTTGACCAGTCCACCTTATTTTGATTTGGAAGTTTATGCACATGAAGATACACAATCAATCACACATACACCAACATACCAAGATTGGGCAGATGGATTTTTACGTGAAATCATTAAATTATCAATTGAACATCTAAACCCAGGTGGTGTCAGTTGTTGGAACGTTGGTAAGGTACGTAACCGTGATATGAATGATGACGTACTAAAGTATCACGATGAATTTGGGTTTACTCAAATTGATTTACTATCTGTTCAAAGTAGCAAACGTCAAAGCAATCAAACAACCTCAAAAAACTCTAAAAGCAATGATAACACTGTTGTGTTTGCCCAAAAGTAATTACAACAAAACAAAACGGTGTTAGAATACACTTCTAAATTAATCAACACATATATAGGAATTCAATGTCTTACTTTTTGAAAACTGGCAACACATACCGTGTCACTAAAAAAGAAGCACTCAATTTGACTGAACACTTGCCCGGTGGCAATTACATTGTTCAGAAGGATGAAATGACTGGTCAATTGTACCTTGAACAAATTGACAACTTTACCTCAGTCGGTAAAGTGTATGGTGATTCTCTTAAGAACACCGATCGCATCGTCAACACATTCCTTGATCGTCCTAACACTACTGGTGTTATGTTGACTGGTGAAAAGGGTTCTGGTAAGACATTGCTTACCAAGAATGTTTGCATGAAACTTGCAACAATGGATATCCCAACAATCGTCATTAACGCACCTTGGTGTGGTGACAAGTTCAATAACTTCATCCAATCAATTGACCAGCCTTGCGCTATCTTGTTTGATGAATTTGAAAAGACTTATGATCGTGAACAACAAGAAATGATTTTGACATTGCTTGATGGTGTGTTCCCAACTAAGAAACTTTTCTTGTTGACTTGTAACGACAAATGGCGTGTTGACTCACACATGCGTAACCGCCCAGGTCGTATCTTCTACATGATGGACTTCAAAGGTTTGGATGCGAATTTCATTCGTGAATACTGTCAAGACAACTTGAACAACAAACAATACATTGAAAACATTGTTAATGTGGGTTCATTGTTCGCTGAATTCAACTTTGACATGTTGAAAGCATTGGTCGAAGAAATGAATCGTTACAACGAAACTCCACAAGAAGCATTGGCAATGTTGAACGCTAAGCCTGAATTTGATTCTGGTACAGAGTACGAAATGACAATCGTACACAACGGTGTGGAAATCGACTCTCGCCGAGACAAGTTTGAAGGCAATCCACTTCAACCAAAAGGTGTTGAGATTGGTTTCGATAGCAACCCAGAAGATGATGAAGCAGAGTATGTCTACAAGACATTCAACGCTAATGCGTTGGTTAAGGTTGATGCTAACAAAGGCGAGTTTATTTTCGAGGACAATGGTACACAATTGACATTGACTCGTATCAAAAAACAACAATACCGCTACTACGATGCGTTTTAATCAACGCTGATTCACAACTTTCATAAACTCTTAGGAACAAAAATGTTTTTAATTATCTTGGCAATTTTCTTGCTTATCGTAGCAACCATTGCAGGCAAACTCTTAGTTGAAAAAACTGCACTTGGATTTTCATTGGGTATGTTGATTGCAGTTATCTTGTTAGTGGTTGATTCACTGACAGTAGTACCGGCAGGTAACATGGGTGTACAAGTTACATTCGGTGATGTGAACTCAACTGCATTGGATGCGGGTGTTCACTTTGTTAACCCGTTGTCAAGTGTCCATAATGTCAACGTTCAGTTACAACGTGGAACAATGGAAGGTGCGGCAGCGGGTACCAAA